AAATTCAATATCCGTGCCGTAAGCCATGCGCCAGCCACCTCAATACTGATTACCCATCATTGCGGGGGCGGCCACGACGCGGGGCATCGCTTTCAGAGGCTGGATTGGCGATCAGTTCGGCACCAGCCTTGGGCGCACCCGAAAGGATTTCCACCCGCGATGCCCAGCCAGCAGGCACTTCACTCACTTCGAGTTCGTCGCCAATCTGGTACTCGCCGCTTTCACCTTCGTTCGCCGGCAGGCCATAAATCCCGACGCCGCCAGTCTTGCCGGTGCGCGTCCAGTCGATAAAGCGGATTTTGATCTTACTCACGTCGTGGCCTCCGGGTGAAACATTGTTGCGTGACCATAGCGCATTGTTGCGAATTTGGGAAGCGACTTGCCATCATAAAAAAGGGCGACCCTTTCGAGCCGCGCTTGCGTTATATCCGAAATGCCTTATAAAAAGATCGGACGGGGAGCGTTACGAGCGCTCAACCCGTCCTATCATCAACGCGGAAAGGACAACGCGCTGTGAATGACATTCCAGTATGCTCAATTGACGGTTGTTGCAAGCCACGTGTTAAACGTGAATGGTGTTCCTCGCACTATGCCAGATGGCGACGAGGCACCCCATTGGATGCGCCCATGCGATTTTCGCCGGGTTCAAAAATCGAATGGCTTATTGCACACGCACAATATGGCGGTGATGATTGTCTGCGATGGCCCTTCTATTACAATCCCAATGGATATGGCGACGTGCCTTATAACGGCAAAGTAACCAGCGCAAATAGGGCTATGTGCACTATAGCGCACGGCAATCCACCAACGCCAGATCATGAGGCGGCACACTCTTGCGGCAACGGGAAAGGTGGATGCTTAAATCCGCGTCACTTGGATTGGCTAACGGCCAAGCAAAATCAAGGCGACAGAAGTGGCCATCAAACTGATAATCGCGGGCTAAGGGCGCACGCCAATAAACTTACGGAAGGTCAAATTTATGAAATCCGCGCAGCTGAGGGAATTATTAGTGCTAAAGAATTAGCGTCACACTATGCATGCTCGGCAGTCAACATTCGCCATATATGGAAGCGTAAAAACTGGGGAATTATATACATGAGTCCATCTAATCCTCCGGGGAAGAACTTTTCGGCTAACAATCTGGGCCAACGCCGGAAGGCCGATCTGTATGAAACGCCCTATTCGTTAACGGCGCAACTGTTGGCCGCCGAGCCTTTCGACAGGCTCGCGCCGACACTGGAACCAGCGTGTGGCGGCGGGGCAATCGTGCGCGTTTTGGGGAGCCAAGGCTTCACGGCGATAGAGGCTTACGATCAGGAGCGGGACTTCCTTTCGGAACAGCGCACCTTCCCCCAAATCATCACAAATCCGCCGTTTTCTCAAGCGCTCGCGTTCATTCTGAAGGCGAAGGCTCAATGCACCGGACGGTTCGCATTATTGCTCCCCCTGTCGTATCTCCACGGCAAGGCGAGGCTCGATCAGGTCTATTGCGCCCGCGCCTTCCCGCTCGCGCGCGTCCATGTCTTTTGCCGCTACCCGATGTTGGGCGATCCACTCCGCGAGGATGGGCGCTACCGCACCGGGATGATGGTCTATGCGTGGTTCGTTTGGGAAAGAGGCTGGCCGGGCGCACCGGAAATCCGGTGGATCGACAATCACCGCTATGTGCTTGGCGCGAAAGGCGTAAAATGAGGAAAGAGAGTCATGTATATAATTCCCAAAAACTGGGCATGGCTTCCTGACAAATGAAAAGGGGCGCTTTCGCGCCCCTCAACATCACCACGATCATTGAGATCAGGTATTTGTGGAATATCCCACACCCGAACGGTTGTTGTAATCCGCCCTAATCTCAAGTCCCATGGCACCGCAGACATCAAAGTTGTAGTTCGAGCGGGGGCGATCACGCGGAATAGCAGTCGTGGCGACAGCCATGCCGATGAGCGGACGAATATATTCAGCACTCGGAACGAAGTAAAAAAATTCATTCTCGGAAAGCGCGTAGCTAACCTCAATCGCCTGAATGCGGCGATTGGTAAGCAGGAAATCGCGGATGGTGCCGCTCTTGAATCCCGCCGAACCCGAATAGGTCTTGTCCCAGCCACGCGCGATTTCCGGCGATACGAACAGAACCACCTTCGAAGTGATGTAGTTCGCATCAAGCAGAGCGCCGAACGGGCCGGTGAAGAACGTATCGAGCGCATCGGCGGTGGCCGACTTGAGAACGATATTGTTGCCGGAAGGGCCAATATTGATCGACTTCGAAAGCGGGTGCGTGCGGATGCCGTAACCCTGATAGCCCTGGAACACCACCGAGGTATCGCCGTTGAGCGCATAAAGCGCCATATCGCGGCGAATTTTCGCGGTGTGCGCTTCCTGATCGTCCGCCAGTGCATCGAAGTTCTCCGACTGAAGCGTGGACCATTCGCGCCATTCACGACCGAAAGCGGTGTGGAACAGCGGGACCGGGGTGCCACGATAGTCGTAGACCACCTTGTCCATCGCGACGGGAACCTGACCCGACATGCTGCGAACAACCGTGCCGGCATCCGACGAGACGCGGTTGAGGTGGACGATCTTGCCGATGTTCACCGGCTTGGCCAGCGGCATCAGGTACTTCATCCAGACTTCACCCCCGTCGGCGCGCATGACGCGGCGAGTGATGTTGTCCATATCCAGCCATGCGTCGCGCGGCAGGATCGAAGCGGCGTTGGTCACGTATTCCTCGTTCGAGTGGAAGAAGTCGCGATCATCGTTGATCTCTTCGAACCATTCCGCGTGCTGGCGGCTATTGGCGAGGAGCTCAGTGTCGAAGTAACGCATTTTTATAAACCCCTTACGCCGCAGACAGATAGCTCTGCGAACCCGCTGGGCGGATTTTCAGAAGCTGTTCAGAGCCTGAATTGTTGTTGTAAACCTCGTCGCTGTAGGCAACGATCAAGTCCGAAGTGCTGGCGATGGCCAGCGTGCCGGTAGCGCCGGGCGTAAGCGGAGTGCCGATAGCCGTGATGTTCACGCCGTTGGCGATCCGGGCGGCAAGGACGTTATCGCCGCTCATTTCGAGCGCGACCACGCGATCCTCGTCCAGCCAGTCGTCATCGACGCCCTTCATGGCGAGGTAATTGTCCTGCACAAGCCAGACCTTGCCCACCGTGGTGGCAGCGGCCAGCGCCCACTTGCCGGACGAAACCACAACCAGACGGCCCGGCTTCAGCGCAACGTCGCCAAGCAGTTCCTTGACCTGCGGCTTGTTGTCATCGACGGGGCCGAGGAAAATCTTGTTGAAACGAGCCATGTTCGATTACTCCCCCTTCGGCGCAAGCGCTGCGCGGTCGGTCTTGGACGAAGGCTTGAATGCCCCGTTCACCCGAAACGCAACCGGCGTCTGGACGATGCTGTTAGCCAGCACCGAAAGAACAGCCGTGTCGGCAGCTTCGGCGGTCGCCTGATCAAGCAGCTTCGCTTCAACCACCTTGTTGACCAGTTCGGTCTTCGCGGCAGCGGCAGAAGCCTCGGCGGCATCGGTGATCGGCTTGAGAGCGTTTGCCACGATCTCGGCAACTTCGTCCTTGGTCAGCGCGGGGGCTGCCGTAAGGGCGTCCACCTTCGCGGACAGGGCTTCGAACTGTTCTTTATCCACGTCTGTGGCCTCCTGGTTAACAACGTCTTCTGGCACGGGTCCGCCGCGAATTACTGCCTCAATAGCAGCTTTGATGCGTTCGAGCAAGGGTGCGCGCAATTTTCGTTCTTCCGCACGCAATATGCTTTCAAGCGCCCACATTTCATCACGTTCGATGTCGTCCGAAAGGACGCTGTTGATGACCTCCATTTCCTCCCCCGCCGCGTTGACGAACATGCCGACGCCCTGTTCTGGCGTGGCTGCACCGGGTTCGTCTAGGAGCACGGCGTCGTGGTCCAGGACCATGGTTTCAACCTCCCATTCCGCCCCGTCATCACTGTTAGTGAGCGGCTTAAGGGTGGCAAGTAATCCAGTTGAGGTATGTGTGGGTTTTTGCTTCTCAACAGCCGCAAGAACGCGCTTGCCGCCATCCGATTGATTGGCAAAGGCTACGTCAATAACTTTATCAACATGGACCCTGCCGTTCTCACGCCGGACGTTTTCGTTCCATGCACCTATAAATGTGCGCACCAGCCCCTGCGGATCTTTGGCCGACACAAATTTGCCGTTCAAAACGGGATGGCCAAGCGGGGCTGGTGTGCCCTCAAGCGTGTGGAAGCTATCCGCTATCACTGATGCGGGGTAGCGGATTTTGTTAAGAATGCTGCCGTCAACCAGAGTGGTTGAGGGGACTATGACAACCTTCCGGCCATCGCGAATTTCCTCACGAATTTTACTCGCATTGACCAGCGTGGCGATATTAACCCTGACCTGTTTCATCAATCACCTCAATATCATCTTCCTGATCGGCCGCATATTCATCCCACCCATCGACTTCCGCCCCCGGCGCGAAGCCAGCGGTCTCCCGGATTTCATCGGGCAGGAACACTAGTTCGTTCTGGTTCTGGTTGTTGATCGTGCTCATCTTGCCGGCGCGATCCAGCAATTCGTCCGGCGTGGCATCAAGCAGCGATGGCCATCCCACCGTCCACTCGCCCTTTGGCAAAGCACCCCAAGCCACAAGGCGACGCACAAAGTCTTCGATTTGCGGGATGGCGAGATTGACGCGGCGCGACATACACGTGCGCGCCCACTCCCTGGCATCCTCGGTGCTGGCGCGCTCGCCAGTGATGTTGCCGACAAGCACCTTGTACGGGATTTGCATCGAAGCCGCGAACGACTGCGCGTTGACCTCGAAAAACTCTTTCGGCTGCGGCAGCGTGATGGTCATCGGGCTGACCTTGAAGCCACCAAGCATCAACGCCTTGTCGAAGCCGCCTTGGAAATCGTCAACCTGCTCATTGATCTTGTCGAGCGCTTCGCTGTTGCTGTGGGCACCCATCATCGCCCGCGCATCGGCAGGCGTCAATCCGACGGGGGCCTCAATGATCGGTGCGCCACGGCTGGACTTCCAGAAGCCTTCGCCACCCGCACCCTTGATCTTTTCGACATCGACGAGATCGTTGAACCCCGGCTCCAAGTCGGAACGCCCGTTGATCGTGCCGTCTTCCGACCATATTAGCACACGGCTTGGGTGGATTTTGACCGGCGATTGTGGCTTCGATGCTGACTGCCGATTGTCGCGAACGTTATGTTCGTTGAAATCATACATGAGCGGCTGGGCATACGTCTCGGACGCGGGATTACTATCCCATTCCGCGACCTGCAACTGGCCTTCCCATGCGGGGATAATCCCGGCCACATCATCGATCGATCGGATGCGGCCCACAGGCCTATCGAGCGTCAATCCATCGCGTAGCAGGATGATGCCGCCAGCATAGGCGCCGACCATCCCGCGCCGGTCCACCTGCATCAATGCGCGCCAAAGACCGATCTTCGCGAAGTGCTTGGCGATGACCTGTTCAAGCGGGGTGTCGGCAGGCTTGTCCGGCTGCTGCCAAAGGGCCGGCAATTCCTCCCAGGTCTTGGCGACAGTCTTGTCCACAGCGGCGGCAGCAAGGCTGTTGCGCGTGTAGATCGCGTGGAAATCGTTGAACTCCAGTTCGCGCTTCCAGCCATAATCGAGATAGTGATCATGCTTGGCCGTGTATGCCCAAGGGAATACACGAGACAGGCGGTCCCGAATGGCGATGGAGATGGACATGCACGCTTGTTAGCGGATATTTCACGCTGGCGCAAGATTGTTGCGTAGCGTCAATCCCGCGTCATGATCCACGATTGCGGTCCAACGCTTTCCATCGCGAACGCCATCACAACCGCATCGGCCAGATTGTGTGATGGCACGCCGCGCTTTTTCAAATCCTTTTTGCTCTCGACCTTCATGCGCCCGTTGACGCTTTCACGGCGGGGCTGGCTAAGCTCGGCTTGCAGCTTGGTGCGCAAAGGCAATCCCGATGGGATGGAAATCAATTGATCGGGATCATATGGCAGCCCATTGCGCGCCTGCCAGGTATTGCGGAACCGATCACCAAGCATCCCCCATCCCTGGGCCTTGAGATTGGCAAACATGTCGCCATGCGACTTGCCCGGCTGATACTCGCGATCTTCGTCATAGGGCTTCTCGCTGGCAGTCCAGCCTTTGTATTGCCCAGATGGGTCCAAGCGCCTGAACTCTCCAGGGACCGACGCGCCGACGCCGATATCGTCAATATGCAGAAGGTCCAGCTTTTCACGCTGCACAATCGGCAGAGCATAAGCGGCGGCCTTGTTGGGGTTCTCGTCCTGCCATTCTTCCAGACCGGACAGCACCTGTCCGTAACGCCACGCCAGCGCGTTAGGGTCACTCGCCTTCGGCGCGATCACGTCACCCTCAACGCCGCCCGAAACGTCCATGCCGCCAATGCGGCCCCCACCCATGGGGAAATTGGAGATATGGATATGGGCGTCGATTGCGGCCTCGATCCATTTACCCTTAATTATCGCCGTCTCATCGGACGATAGTGGCTGACCGAGATAGATATGCTTGTACGCGTCTGGATCAGCCAGCTTCAGGCGTTCGGCCTTTTGGCGTGCCGTATCAGACAGAAATGGGTTTTCGTCATAATTGATATGACGGATGACGGCCGCATCCCCCAACAATTCGGGCAGCTTGGTCTGGACGAAATCGGTTTGCAGATTAGGGTTCCACAGAACCCATATTTCCGCACCATCCTTGCGGATCGTCGGATCAATGACCGACCATTGATCTTCTACCAGCCCCTCGCCCTCTTCGATCCAGCATATATCAACCCCCTCGGTTCCTTTGATTTCCTCGATATTGCGAGCAATACCGTAGAACAGGAACTCCGAACCGGTCTCCTTATGGCGGATTGTCGAGACGCCGATATCAAATTCATCGCGCCAGCCGGCGTCAATGATCTTCTGCTTTATGACGGTAAAAACTGAATCTGATATTCTGTTCTGAAATTGTCTCAGGCACAAGAATTTCAATGAATAATTGCGCGCAAGATAGGCGGCCATGCCGCCAGCATCCTGGGTCTTGGACGAAAAACGGCCACCCTTGAGCAGCTTGTACGGCTTGCGGGTCTGCCAGAATGATCGGAGCGCCGGATTGAGCTGGAACAAGACTATTCGCCCGCAGGCGGGGCGTCCTTGTAGAAGTCGTCCAACGATTTGCCATGCGGTGACATGCTGCCATCGGAGGATGTGTTATCCACCTTTTCAGCCAAACCAAGTTCACGCGAAATGATATTCGCGTTCAGCAGATTGGCCGAAGCGCCCTCGAATTTCTGGCTGTAGATAATGGCGTCAACCTTGCATATGACTTCACCTAAATCGGCGCGGTTCTCTCGCCACTCGATCCAAGTTTTATGCGTGATGTCCAGAAATATGCACAAAGCCCTGATTGTCATGGCGCGCATGACAGGCACTGGCTCAACCGTTACCGCGCCTTCATATGCGAAGGCCTTGGCGGTATGGAGCGGGTTTTTATCAACCCACTCGAAATACTCGCAGCAAGCCTGCCACAAGTCCTGAGCATCAGCAAACTTGGGATTTGCCCCATGGCTGGAGCGCGCTTCCCAAAACCGATTGCTGGGAAGAAACTGGCCTGTATCGGGATCACGGCCCTCGGCCATCAGTCGCCGCCCCAACCTTCAATCCACGATCCCGACATTCCATCACTCCAATCCACCAAGGTTGTTGCAGGGGCGGCAATCTTCGGGCGGATGGAGGACGCCCTCGACTGCAACACTCGGGAACCAAAGCTCGACCATGGCCCCTGCAATTCGCTTGATAGCCTAACCGGCCCGTGCGGTCAAGCGCTTCGTTTCAGCCATCCCCGGATG